TCGCTTTTTATACGCTGACTCAGACAATCAAGACCAGTGGGAGCCATCGGTTAAGGCTCGTAGAAGGCTGAATACTCAGCCGATGATAACGATCAATAAGACACATACTCATTGGCTACACGTTGTTAACCAGTTAAAGGCTAATAAGCCTAGCGTAACCATTCACCCGACAGGCAACGAAGCCACTTATGAGGCCGCTGAAGTCTTTGAGGGCATTGTTCGGCATATTGAATACATTTCAAACGCTAAAGTCGCTTATGACATGGCGGCTGAGACTCAGGTAGGCGGGGGTATTGGGTACTGGACTGTTACCACGGCATACGCCAATGATGAATCATTCGATCAGGAAATCTACATTAAAGAAGTTCCCGATCCAATGAGCGTATACCTTGACCCGCATATTAAAAAGCGGGATGGCTCTGACGCTAAGTTTGGTTTTATCTATGAAGATATGCCGGTGGAAGAGTTTAAGCAGCGCTTCCCGAATACTTTAATTCCAATGGTCAGCCCACAGGGTAATCAATCTTGGGTAACCAAGGATGTTGTCCGACTGGCGACCTACTATGAATTAGAAGTCAAGAAAGAATGGCTCTATGCGATAACTGACTCTGATGGCGGCACTAAGTTTACGAAGCAGTCAGACATGAGCAAAGAAGAAGTCAAAATGCTCAACGAGGCTATCCGCATGGGGGCTGAGATTGACCGCAGACGTATTGACAAGAGAGTTATCCACAAGTTTCTTATTGGTGGCAATGAAGTGCTTGAGAAGGGCGTATGGGCTGGCAAATATATCCCTATTGTTCGAGTGCCAGGCGAGGAAGTTGTCATTGAAGGCAAATTAGACCGTAAGGGTCTGGTGCGCTACATGAAGGACGCACAGCGAGCCTATAACTACAACGCCTCTGCTGCTCTTGAGTACGGTGCGCTTCAGTCTAAGTCGCCTTACCTTGCGCCTGTGGAAGCCATTGAGGGCTTAGAAAACTACTGGGCAACAGCTAACACCGAGAACCACGCTTATTTGCCTTATAACCATGCTGACGAGCAAGGAAACCCTGTTCCTGCTCCAGCTAGAGCACCTGCTCCCATGTCTGCCCCTGTATATCAGGAAGGCATGAGCACCGCAGCCCAAGAGATGATGATGACCTCGGGACAGTACGATCAAACATTTGGCGCTCAAAGCCAAGAATTGTCCGGTGTCAGTATTGAGAAGCGGGTAAACCAAGGTGAACGGGTAACTTTCCATTTCCAGGATGCTCAGAACATGGCTATCCAGTTCACCGGAAAGATTCTGGTGGATTTAATACCTAAGATTTACGATACCAAACGTATCATCAACATCTTGGCAGAGGATGGAACTGAGCAAAAGATTACTGTCGACCCTGAACTTAAAGCTGCTATTAAGCAAAATGAGGACAAAGAAGAGGGTATTGTTGAGACTATCTTTAACCCCAATGTTGGTGTTTATGATGTAGTCGCCGAAGCTGGCCCGAACTTTGATACTCGCCGCCAAGAAGCATTTAACGCAATGACTTCTATGTTGAACGCTAACCCTGAATTAGCGCAGGTCATCGGTGATATTTACATGGGTACAGCAGACTTCCCAAGCGCTGATAAGCTCCAAGAGCGCATGAGAAACTGGATTCCTCCTAATATATTAGGGACTGGCCCAAGTGCAACCGAACAACAATTACAACAACAATTAGCCGAAGCTCAAGCTGTTATTCAGGATATGCAAAAAGCCCTGAACGATCAAAAGGTTGAGCAGGTTATGGAGAAACAGCGGCTCGATATGGATGCCTTGAACCATTTGGCAATCCGTCTTGAGAATGAGCGCAGAGATTTAATTGGTGCTTTTAAGGCAGAAACAGACCGCTTGAAGGTACTGATTAAAGATGTGAAGCCAGAGGATATGGGATTGATAACTGATAAGATGGTCGCTGAAATCGAAGGCGCTACAAACATTGGTCAAGACATCAACCCCGACTATCTTGACCCTTCACAAGTGTTAGCCCAAGAAATCCCCGAAATCACTCAATAAGGAAAAAAATGAGCGAACTAATCGAAGCACAAACCCCAGATGCAACGACAACCCTTGAAGTTGCCCCTGAAACAACCAAGGAAAACTCCTACCATGATCTGCCTGAATGGGCACGCCGCCGTATGGGTGAACTTGCAGAGCAAAAGCGTAGCGCAGCCGAAAAAGCCGCCGCACTGGAGGCTCAATTGAATCAATACTCTCAAGCGCCTGCCCAACCCGCACCGCAAGAGGATGTGATGAAGATGGCGCAGCAGATCGCCCGTCAAGAACTTGAACAGCGTCAGTTTGTAGAGAAAATGTCCTCTATTGAGCAAAAAGCCAAGAATGAATTTGGCGAGGATTACGACCGTTCTATCTCTAATTTGAGCATGGCAGGCGTTCAATCTAACGATTTTCTAAGGGCATTGGCTGAGATTCCTAACCCAGAGAAGGTTTTGGTTTATCTTGGAAAGTCTGAAAATGTGGGTGATGCGGTCAAGATCGCCAATATGTCGCCTCTTCAAATGGGGATTGAACTTACAAAGTTATCCACAAAGGCAGCCAAAGAGTTAAGTCCAAGGAAATCTAGCGCTCCTGCTCCGGTATCTGATGTTGATGGCTCATCCTCATCTCGCTCTAGTGGTGGAGCAGAGCCTCCAATTAACGACACAGCAGCCTGGATGGAATGGCGAAGGGCAAACGCTCGTAAAAAGCGTTGAAAGTTTAAAAAATCAGGTATAGAATAAGCGTTAGGTTTAAGCCACCGTAAAAAGCTGTGTTGGGCCGTCAAAGCGACTCCTAGAGGCCAAGGGGTAAAAGTAGTATTTTCTTTTATTCTTTTTTTGAAAGGAGCAGAGTTCATGACCACGAATTCGCTTTTGACCATTAACCAGATCACCAATGAAGCGGTGCGTCTGTTTACACAATCTAACGCTTTCCTCCGTACCGTTAGCCGCCAATATGATGACCAGTTCGCTCGCACTGGTGCAAAAATTGGTTCAGCTTTGCGGATTCGCCTCCCTAACGATTACACCGTTAGCACTGGCCCTGCCATTACTCCTCAAGGCACTAACGAACAAAACACTACGCTGACTGTGGCAACACAAGCCAACGTGCCTGTTTCTTTCGGTACTGCTGAGAAGACAATGCAGTTGGACGACTTTAGCGAACGTATCTTGGCTCCTGCCGTGAACCGTTTGGCTGCTTATGTCGCTGCCGATCTGATGAACGTAGCAGGTCAGTCCGCTAACATCGTTGCTAACTTGTCTGGCTCTACCTTGTCTAGCCCTAACGCTACGACTTGGTTGACCGCTGGTTCGGCACTCGATCAAAACTTGGCGCCTCGCTCTGACCGCAAGATCATTCTTGATCCCGTTACCCAAGCTCGCACCGTGTCTTCACTGGCTGGCTTGTTTAACCCTCAAGTTCGCATCTCCGAGCAGTACGAAACTGGCATCATCTCCAAAGACACTTTGGGCTTTGACTGGATGTATGACCAAACCACCCAAGTTCACACTGTCGGCTCTTTTAGCGCTGGTACTGTGAATGGTTCGAGCCAAACTGGCTCTACCTTGACTGTTAACGCTATCACTGGTACTTTGAACCAAGGTGACGTTATTACGATTGCTGGCGTTTACGCTATCAACCGTTTGACAGGCGCTTCACAAGGCCAATTGCGTCAATTCGTTGTGACTGCTAACGTAGCCTCTGGCGCTACCAGCATCCCAATCTATCCCGCAATCGTTCCTGCTCCTGCTGCTTTCAACACCGTTACTGCTTCGCCTGCTAACAGTGCTGCTATCAGCTTGGTGATGCCTGCTTCTAGCCAGTATCGTCAAAATATCGCTTACTATCCTGAAGCGTTTACTTTGGCGACTGCTGACTTGGAAATGCCTACTGCTGGTGTGGTGCAAGCTGCTCGTGCCAACTTTGACGGTATCTCCTTGCGTATGATCGAGGCTTATGACGTTATGTCTGACTCCTTGATTACTCGTTTGGACATTTTGTACGGCTACGCTGCTATTCGTCCTGAATGGTCGGCTGTGGTTGCTGACATTGTCTAAACTGGAGACATATTACAGGGGCAAGCTCGTTGTCCCTGTATATACCTTCATTGAGTATCCTAAGTGGATTACTACGACCGATGGACAGTCGGTTGTAGTAAACACTAAGGAAGAAGAAATCGAGCTAACTAAGCCAAAGAGAGGCAGGCCAAAGAATGACTCAACCTCTGCCGACGACACCATCGGACATAATCAGCCTAGCGCTGAAAACGGCTAACGTCATTGGCGTTGGTCAAACGCCTATCGCACAGGACATTAACGACTGTTTTAACCAACTTAATATGATGATGGCGCAGTGGCAGCGCCGCCGTTATATGGTTTATGAGTTGGTTACAGTCTCCAAACAAGCAACGGGTGCAGTGTCTTACACAATCGGTGTGGGGCAGCAATTTAACGTTACACGCCCTGTTAAGCTGGAATTTGCTTACTTCCGGATGAACTCAGGCACTCCATTGCCTGTTGACTACCCCTTAACTGTTTTACGCGCTCAAGAAGATTATGACCGCATCTCAATTAAGAACTTAAACGCTTTTCCGCAATACGTTTATTACGATACCGGTTTCCCTATTGGGAATATCTTTGTTTGGCCTGTACCTAACAATCAGTATGAGATTTTCCTGAGTGTGATGGTGCAATTGCCTCAGTTCCAACAGATCAACGATCAGATCGTTTTGCCTCCTGAATACTTGGACGCATTGCACTGGAACTTGGCTCGCCGCATTTGTGTGATGTATGGCTTGCCTATCACGCC